CTCAGGTGGACTTTTGAAAACTTTCTGGCATTTCGCTAGCTACGGCAGAACTTCGGTGTGGTGACTGTGGTTGGTGGAGTGTTGACGGACCGATCTCGGCTTTTTGCTGGGGGTCGGGCTTCACGCACGACTGGCAACTCGTGGAACGTGGGACGGTTCTTTCTGGTACTTCAATCCAGGGGTTCCAACTCACCCTGCGGGTGCGACCGGGATGTTGTGGAGCGGAGCGCGACGTCGTTCGTTTGCTCAAAGATGTTGGGATTTCTGGTTCCTTCAAACGATCCAGACCTTCCTGGACTACGCTTGTCCGCCAAAAAAGACCGGTTGGTTTAACCGGGTTTCAGGGTGGACTGCGAAAATCCTTGGGACGTGCGGGTTCTGTGCGATTCTCCCTTTCCGTCTAGTATTTGCAGCTTCCTTTGGAATTTGGCGCGTTCTCGCCAATGCATTCGGGACTAGCCATCCTGATTCATATTGGAAAGCGCCCTGGCAACAGGGTTCAACAAAGAAAGATGGGGAAAAAGCTTTGGATGAAATTGCTGGATGGGGGGAAACCCCTGATGGCGAGCCCTCCAAGGACTTTACTGGGGACTCAGATGGTGATCCAGGCAAGATCAGTTCACAGGCCCAAACGCTTCGGAAGGAACTCGACATTCCTGAGGGCGTTGCAGCTGTTGTTGTCAGCCTCGTCGTACTTCGCGTTGTGTTTTGGGCAATTCGAAAGAGGTTGGTTGAGCGGGAAACAATGCAAAAGGCTATTGCCCGCGCATTGGATCTTGCGTCGACTGTGACCGATGTTGGCATAGTAGCCAGTTTCGTGTTTGGAGTTGGACAAAAGCACATCCGCGAGCTTTTCGCGGTTGTCGCTGCCCTGCAGCGTGTTTGCAGGAAAGATCCGAAAGACCCAATGGAGACTGTCGAATTGCCGACGAATTTGATGCGTGGCGCAGGGCTAGGGTACACCTTTTCTTGGTGTGCGCAAGCGAAGCGCTATCGGTGGCACGTGGTTGCGGTCATCGGGCTGTTGTTGGTTGCAGCAGTTGCATCGAAGCGGTTTTTCCGATCTCAGACGAAGAAACCTCGCACTCCCAAGGGGAAACCCAAGGGCGCGGAGGTTGTCGAGGAGAAGAAAGATGCTTCCGTGAAGGCGAGCGATGTGGAGGATGTCCGCGACGCAGTTTCGGCTGCGAGTAGTAAGACGGAAGTCCCGAAGGAGACGACCCAGCCCGAACCTGAGGCTGCGTTGATGATTGCTGATCCGTTGGCTCAAAACCCGATGGATTCTCCAGTGACCATGGTTGATCTTCCTAGGGTACCTATCACGAAATTTCTCTTCATTGGGGAAGGACCTGATGGGCAACCTGCACGTTTCAAGCTAGTTCCGGACGACGGGGTTAAACCCGCCGCCAACCCTGAGGTGGGTGGCGCAGCGCAAGCAGCGTCCGATCGGAAGATTGCGAAGAAAAAGAAGAAGGCTGAGAAGAAGAAAGCGCCTGCAAAGGTTCTTCGTAACGCCTCAGGCACGGCCGCCGACGACAAGGCTGTGCATGTTGTGGTTCCAGAAGTAGAAGCGACGCCTGAAAAGATGATCGCCACTCCGTCATTCGACCTGACGCATACTTCTGCGCTTCCATTGTTCGCGGGCGGGGCGCAAGTCGGAGCCGCTGGACACGTGAACCACATGGGTCATACCATGGTGGTAACAATCGGTCACAACGTGCAACGCCCTGTCTTTTGGGATGAAGGCGGAAAGCTGCCGGTTGTTGTGAAGTCAACGCTACACACATCGGGAGCGCCGTGGAGCGATTCTTTGGTAGAGTTGGTGTCGCCTACACAGCTACCACGCGCCACGATAACTGCGAAGTTAACCGTCCCAACGCGCTGCGTTATTGTCCGGAATGGACAGCTCAGTACTAACGAGGTTATGCCTTCTGAAGGGCATGCTCTCATCCACAAAGCGGCAACGGTGCCAGGTTGGAGTGGATCTCTAATCTTTGGCCTTGTCGAAGGCGCATGGTGTGCTGTGGGTGTGCATGGCGGATACCTCGAGTCCCGGAAGACAAACTGGGGCCTTTCTTTTTTCTGAGCACGGGTGTACCAAGTTGGTGCACGAGAACACAGTATAGATACAAGCCTGCACTGTCTACTCGTATATCTAACAACATGTTTTGGGCGTCGTTTCTTGCCAAGGAGGGGATTGACTCACCTGAGCCCACGAGGGGAATCTCAGTGAAGAAGCGAGAGTTGTACGAAAAAGGAGTCGCAAAGTTCTTCAATCGTCCGTTTAGCATTGACCTCGAAGTGTTCGAGGCGGCTCGGCGTTTTGTACAAGACATGTTGCGATCCGAAGTCGGAAGCTGCTCGCCGTTGAGTATGGAGGAGGCAATCGAAAGGATTTTGCTGCATGCTGGAAGTTCGGCGTCTGGTCCACGCTGGAACAAATGGGGGCAGACCAAGCGGGAAGTACTAACCAATGCGGAAGCGTTGGAGGAACTCCGAAAAATGCTCGAACCACAGCAGCTCCTAGTAGATAGCTACTTCACGCTCAGTCTCAAGGATGAGTTGCGTGACATTGTTGAAGGGAAAGCCAAGGATGCCCGCGTTTTCCTGCCCGTATCATTACCCTTACTCGTCGCCACTGTTATGGTGTATGGCCGGTGGAACGACCGGTTTGTTGACTCAGAGTTTTGGGGGTCCATGGGGCAAGGGTTCTTGCGTGGCGGAACGGATCGCCTGGTAACACGTCTCGAAAAACATCCCCTTTGCGGTGAGGGAGATGCTCAAAAATTTGATACATCACAAAATCCATTTATGCGTGAGGTGGTGTATGGACTCCGGAATGAGTTTGTGTGGCACGAGTTACGGGCCGTTGTTACATTTTTGATGATCTGGCCACGTGTCATGCTTCCGGATGGTCATTTGTGGGAGTTACCCGGTGGCAACCCGTCCGGGAGCTTCAATACCCTTGTAGATAACTCGATTCTTACTCTCCTCGTCCTCGTTTACGCCTTCATTAGGTGTTTGGGAAGATTGCCGAACCCACGTGAAATTGAGGCCATCGTTACTGGTGACGATTACCTCTATAGTACCGTGCTGGAAGCTTTCACCCCAGAGGTTGTTAGGAAGTACGGCAGTGAATTGGGTCTGACTTACGACACTGGTTCGTTGAAGAGTTTGTCAGATTCGACGTTTTGCCAGAAAAGGTTCGAAAAGAGTGGTGACACTTGGGTGGGGGTGCCGGATGCACAGCGATTTTGGGCGACAATGGAGTTGAACAGGTGTGAAAGCGCCTATGATTCCGCCGTCCTGAGTCAGTCAGTCATGATTGAGCACTTTTATAACCAGAGTTTGCGTAGACTCCTCCGCAGATTTCAAGAATTTTTGGAGGACGAGTACCTGGTTGTGTTGGAGTACCTCACAGACCAACAAATTGACCTTCTACACAAGGTGGGTGTTTCCTATGAGAATTGTTCTCACGAGTGTGACCCTTAAAGTTCATGACGCTCGTTTTAAAAGAACACCACCGTGCACTTCACGCGTGCACACACCAATCGAGCACTGCACTTGCACTGCCCGAGCACTATCGTCTAGTTCGTTGTCCAAGACGGCGTTCGTTGACAATCCAATCGGCGACTTTCGCTGGGTTGACAACGGCCGTTGGGAACGGGCGCTTCAGTATCTGTACGTTGCGGCTCCTGCTGCGGTTACCTCAGCACTTGTTGCGTGGGGGGCCCGTC